CCTAGTATCGATCAATCAATATTAAAAACAATTATAAGAAGAAAAATAAAAGATAAGAAAGTACTAATCATCTTAGATGAAATAATAGATTCTGTACCAAATGGGGTTCCTATTGGTAATTACTTATCTCAATTTTTTGCAAATTTATATCTTACATACTTTGATCATTGGTTAAAAGAAACACATCGCGTTAGATTTTATTTTCGTTACGCAGATGATATTGTTATTTTAAGTTCTGATAAAAAATACCTGCATAGTCTTAGAGTAATAATATCAAATTATATTACTATTAAACTTAATTTAAAACTTAAAAAGAATTGGCAGGTATTCCCTGTAGATAAAAGGGGAATAGATTTCTTAGGTTATGTTTTCTTTTCAACACATACTTTAATAAGAAAGTCAATAAAACGTAAGTTCTGTAAAGTTTATTTTAGACTACTTGCTAAAAATGCAAGTGACGAATATATTCAACGCCGTGTATGTGCTTGGTTAGGCTGGCTTAAACACTGCGATAGTAAAAATTTAATGACTACCATATTGAAAGTTTATATGAAATCTAACTCAGTATTTAACAAACCATCTACATTTGAGAATCGTGGTGATGGAACTTACTTTTATAATTATAATATTATAGAAAGTACAAAACAAGAAACAGAAGATTCTCAACTAATTCAGTCATTTGACTATGATCAAATCATAATCAATGGTGAACTAACTTATTCAAAAATCGTATCAGGAATCGTACGTAGTAACTATTCTAGTTCAAAGGAAATCGCTTTGATTAATAACTATAATAGATACTTATTAGATAATACTCTCAGTAAATATCATGATGAATATTCAGAATATTTAACATATGTCTCTAATGTAAAACAATTTGTTAAACAAGACTGTGCGGATAACGCTGTATTTATAGATGATTAATACCTTATAAATCAAAATAAACTCAATCGAATGAGCCTATTACCACCTAGTGTCTTCTTACTTAATAATATCGGATCTATGAACTACTTTCACGAATTAATAAACGAAGGCCCGATAAAATTCCTATTCTGCATTCTATCAGGTTTAATGACATTTTTTATGCCATTAGTACCTGTAATACTAATTACGTTTGGCGCAATCGTCTTCGATGCAATCCTTGGTTGTAAAGTGGCACGTAAATTAGGCAAATCAATAGAGACTAGGAAACTATGGAAGACTTTAGTTAAGTTCTTTTACTGCTTTGCAATCATTATATTTGCAGACTTAATTGATAGACATATATTAGTTTCATTTAATGCACACCTAGTAGAAATTTCTGCAGGTATAGTATCAGGTGTGGAACTATGGTCTGCTATAGAGAACTTAAATGAAATTGACCCAACAGGGCCATGGCGCATACTTAGTAAATTTATTAAGTCTAAAGGGGAACGGTACCTTGATATTACTATAGACAAGGAAGACCTCCCAAAAATTAAAAAATTAGTTAAAAAAATGAAATGAAACTATTAACTATATTAAAAACTTATTTCAGTTACGCAAAGACTTTCATTACGAAATATTTGTGGGTAGCGATTGCAGTACTAGTAGTGTCATTAGCTGGCACTACTAAGGTCCTGTATAATAAGACTAAGGCGCAGGATGCTGAGATTGCAATGTTGACAAATAACGTTAAACAATATGAATCACTTGCAGGTGGTTTAACTAAGGACAATAGGGTCTTAGAGCTCAAATTAGGCGATTTAAGCCACTCTAATGACTCATTGGTACAAATGCTTGATAGCACACGTAAAGTGCTTAAAATCAAAGATAAACAGCTTAAAATGGCTATGAGTATGTCTACAGTGATTAGGGACACAGCTATTGTTGAATTACCCGATACAGTTAACTGTAACTTCAATGAGACATTAAAGCCTAATGCATTAACAACATATAAAATATCTAGAGTAGGTAATAAGCTCGAACATATAGCTGAGATATTTAATGTGCAAGACCTATTTGTAATAACTAATAAGGAGTACCGTAGGCAATACAAGAACTTCTTTATACGGTTATTTCATTTGGATTTTAAAAAGGATGAGATTAATAGGTATAAGATAGTAAATACTAATCCATCTATTACTGTACTGGATACAAGGATAATTAATATCGTACAATAATGATACTTACATTAGTTAGGAACATACCGGAATCAACGAAGGATTATACCATAGGTGAACTGTATGTTCAAGAAGAAGATAAACTCACACAGACTTACAAGGTATGTGATACATTAGAAGATGCATTTAGATTGTTACCTAAGGCATGCCCTAATACACCTAAAGGAAGTAGTTGTGAGTGCAAAGAAAAAGTATACGGTAAGACATGTATACCAAATGGTACATATACAGTAGTATTAAGTTATTCAAATAGGTTTAAAAGAATACTACCAGAGTTATTAAATGTACCACATTTCTTAGGTATACGCATGCACGCAGGCAACTCGAGTAAAGACAGCTCCGGGTGTGTATTACTTGGGACAAAAAGTAAAGGTGATTGGGTTACAGCTAGTAGGGTTGCTTTTAATAAAGTATACAAGTTACTACAAGGTGCTGTAGCACGTAAGGAAGAAATAACAATAACAATTAGATAATATGGTATTAAATTCATTAAATGCTATTATAGATGATATACTGTTAGAGATACGTAATAGTGATATTGCCGAATCAGAGAGTATTAGTCGAATTCAGATAGAACAATGGATTCATCAATATAGGGCTTTATTTATAAAGCAAGACCTTGACAAAGGCCGCGTGATCAATCCAGGGTATGTTCAAATTATAACCCCATTCAATATGCAAGCTATTGGCACATATGCAGATAGACTTGAATATATAAGTGTTAATAACATACCAAAAACAATAGACTTACATTATAGATCTGGTTTATTATCAGTAAAGGATCAGAATGGCAGACTTATACAAGTAGGCACTGAATTTAAAGCCAGATTGCAATTGAATAGAAAGTTTACAGCTAACGACTACATTGCATATATTAAAGGTGATAAATTATATGCAATCAAATCATTGATGGAACAATGTACTGACGAAGTTGATCATACACTAGATACACTGCAATTTGTAGAATTAGCTGGTATATTTGAAGACCCTACCTCAGTAGGTAAAATAAATGGGGAATGTTACGATCCAGACAATACTGTTTACCCAGTACCTGCAAACATGATCCCAGTAATAAAAAACACAATCTTTACAAAAGAACTAGCTATTATGCTAGCAATGCCCACAGACACAAGCAACAACACTCAAGACAATACCCAGAACATAAAAAGTGAATAATGGATACTCAATCTTATACAATAAAAGACTTTTATAAATATTACCTTAGCTATGCTAAAGATGGCAAAGTTTATCAAATAGATTATACGACCTATCGTAAAATAATTACCGATTACTTTATGTTTATCAGAGATGAAGTACTGGAAAAGAGTAGGGAATTTAAAATGCCATGCAGACTTGGTAAGGTGTTTATATTTAAACGTAAACCTAAAAGCTGGAGTAAAGAAAGCTTATGCGTTGATTTTAAGACTACGAAAGAGATTGGAAAGGTTGTATATCATACAAACGAACATAGCGATGGTTATAAATATAGGTTTTATTGGAAGAAGAGTGATGTACCATTGCCATTTAAAAGTAGATATCAACTAATAGCTACACGACACAACAAGCGCAGATTAGCACAAATAGTAAAGAATAGAGAAGTAGATTACGTCATTATATAACAATATGATAAATAAACTAATTAGTAGTAAGGCTGTTATAGCCAAAATAATTGCAGACTTAGATCTGCAAGAAGACAATATGCGTATATCAGATATGATAGAATGGATTGGTGAAAGCATCACAAAGATTGGTTCAGTTAATCAATTGGTTCATAAGGTATCTGGCGTAGATGGGGCACCGATATTGCAACTTGTTGGGCATCAAGCACAAGTACCTTGTGATTTGTATAGACTCAATCAAGTAGCATATGGTTTAACTCAAAATGGACCGTGGATACCAATGCGTAAAGCTACCGGTTCATTCGATATGTGGGAAACAGATAATGCTGTTGAAAACCCAAACATGCTTATACCAGATAGCGTAATGATAGATTTAGTTAAGTCTATATATAATGTTAATACTGATGCTGAAGCACTTGAAATATTAAATGATACTACGAATGTAAACCTTAGGGTTATATTGGGTAATTTGATAAATAGTGCAACTTATATCAATACTAATGGCAGGCCTGCAAAGGTTACTAATTTTAGTCATGATATACAATATACATTAAAACCAGGGTATATAGTTTGCAATTTGCAAAGCGGCTATTTAAAGTTATCATACCACGCAATACCAGTAGATGAAGAT